AAATCAGCATAAACATTTTCACAACAATCCTGACTATGATAATATTCTAATTCATAACCATTATCGAATTTTATACAATCATCTGCTATTTCTAATATTTTCATAATTTTATCTCCTTTTATATTTAGTTTAAAACGATTTTTATGCTTGAGTAATAATCTTATATTACTTTTACATAAAAATCGATTTAAACTATATTGTCGTTTGTTATAGACATATATATTATATATCTATATTTAAACTTTTTATAAATTCTTTTAATTTTTTAATTTCAGCTACTAAATCTTTAATAGAATTTTCTGTATCTTTTGCTATAAACTTTCTTAATTCTTTTTTCATTAATCCATTTAATAGTTGTTCTAATGATACATAGTATCCTAAATCTCTATAAACAAGTTCACCATAATTTTTACTATTTTCATCTTGTATTTTTTTACGTTCTTTAAGAATATAACAATTAGTATCAGCATTAATATAATATTGTTCATTAATCTTTATCATAATTATTCCTCCTTAATTATTTTCACTTCATAACCTAATGCTTCTGATATTTCTTTCATTGTCATTTCTTTTACTTTCGATTCATTTCTTTCCCAAATTATATTTCCTACACGTTCAACTTTTATTATCGTATTATTAAATGTATCTGATGAAGTTAAATCATTATTATAACAATTTTTATTAAAAATCACACCATTATCTGATATAAAATAATATCTAGTATTTATTGTTTTAATACCAGTTTTAAATGTTACAATATCTCCAAACTCTAAATCGTCTAATGTTAATTTTTCATAATATTTGTATAATCCATAGGAATGTGCGAAACCTGTAGTTTCTTCAAAAAAGCAATCTTCATCTTTATCAATACGTCTTATAGTTAATACTTTATCCCCATGAATTTTTGGTATTTCTTTTACTTTATCGCCCACTTTAAATTTCATTTTATTCTTCCTCCTCAACTATTTTAATATCATAACCTAATTGAGTGCATACTTCAGCTAAAGTCATTTCTGTAACTTTTCTTTTCCAAATAGTTTTGCCATTCCTTATAACTTGCATAATATCATATTTTGGATTATTTGTTCTTTGTAAAGTTAATTTTTCCCAACTATCTAAAGTGTATCCATCACACCAATTACTACCATATTCTGCATGCATATATCCACTAGCAAATACAAGTTCGCTAGTATCTCGTAATACAACTATATCTCCAAATCTAATATCATCTATTGTAAATTTTTCTTTCTTTTCATCTGGTCTCATATTATTATTTTCCTTTCTTCTCTGATACTTTCAAAGTCACTATATCTTTAACTTGTTTACAATCGCTTAATTCAGCAGCATTTAATTCCCCATTATAGATAGCATCTTCTAAAATATCATAATCTACCACTTCAATAGTTTTAATTGGTTTTGTAACTCCCAATTCTTTTAATTTTAACATTAGAGATTCTTCAATAAAATTTTCTCTATGCTGGGTTACTATTTTGGCAACTAATCCATTATCAGTTTCAAATTCAGTTTTTTCTAATTTTTGTAATAATTCTTTTATTGCAGAGTTAAAATCTTCTGCCATTTTTTTAAAATAGTCAGCCTCTTGTTTGTCAGCATAAAAATTTTTAATCATTTCATTTAATACTTGTTCTTGTTCATTCATAATTATTTACCTTCTTTCAAATATTTTGTAAAGATTCCATTTTTTGTTGCGGGAACCCATTTTTTAAATTCAACTAACTCTGGGATATCATCTTCATTCCATATCCTATCTTTTCTATTACCTACATATTCACATTGAGGTAATGCAGGCATACCATTTGCTACTAATTTATTTAATTCTGATACATCAGTATTAGCTAAAGTTTCCCAAAATTGATACCATCTTTTCAAAGTATAAGTTGAAATTCCTAATCTAATTGCAACTTGTCCAGTTGTTAATTTTGCCATAATTTTATTCTCCTTTCATATAATATATAGATTTTTTTAGTATTCTGTTTATGATAATAAGTATTCAACTAATTGAGGTTTATTTTGACTAGTTATTTGGCCATCAACTACTAAATCAGCTAATGCTCCTTTTTGTTCCACTAAATCATGTATCCTTTCATCTATTGTGTTTTTGCAGATTAAAAAGATAATATTTACATTTTCTTTTGTACCAATTCTGTGCGCCCTATCTTCTGCTTGTTCTCTTAAAGCTCTATTCCACGGCTCATCTAAAAAGATTACATAAGTTGCTGCGGTCAGAGTTAATCCTGTTCCCATTGCTCCAGTTGTACCAATTATAATCTTACAACTATCATCTTCCATAAATTTCTTTTCTTCTGATACTCTATCTTTAGTTTCTCCTGTTATAATTGCTGGATTATATAGATTTTTATATCTATCAAAAGTAGGATTTGTCATTGAAGTCCAATTACTAAAAATGATTGCTTTGTGACCATTTCCTATAATTTCCTCTAATAGCTCATCTAATCTTTCTAATTTTGCAGATTCTAAAATTGTACTACTTAAAATGCCAGTATAATCAGTAGCTTGTCTTAATCTAATCATTTCTGCTAATGGATTTATAGCACTAGTAACTCTATCAATATCATTTTGAATCTCCATCTTAACTTGCTTATAGATTTTGTCTTGTTTAGGATTCATTTCTACATATTCAGTAGTATAAATCTTTTCTGGTAAATCTAAAACATCTTTCTTTAATCTTCGCAACATTATATCTTCAAATTGTACTTTCAGTTGGTCTAGATGTCTATATCCCATAACTTGATAGCCACCAAATCCACCCATTATGCAAAAATGATTTTTGAAGCTATAAAAACTATGTTTTTCATAGCCTAACCATTTTAAATGAATAAATAAATCCAAAGGATTATTCATTAGTGGTGTTCCAGTCATACTTATCATAGTTTCTGATTGTAGTTTCAATAAGTGTTTTCCTTGAATACTAGAAGGGTCTTTACATTTGTGTCCTTCGTCTAGTACTATCATATCTATTGTTTTTTCATCACATAATACTTTTAGTAGATTTATAAAATATTCATTTCGCAAAGTTTCAATATTTGTTATTATGAAATAACTTTCATTTTGAGGTAAAAATTTTAAATCATCTATTCTATCATTAACGCTCCCAATATATTCTTTACCGTTTTTAAACCTAGTTCCTAGAATATATGCTTTTTCATTACTATGTTTTTGTACTTCTGATTTCCAATTCCACTTTAAACCATTTACTCCACAAACTATTAGACAATGTTTGTAATTCTTTTGTTGTTTCTTAATACAAGCAATGTGAATAGCTTGCATTGTCTTTCCAAGACCTTGTTCATCACCTAGAAAGAATCTGTCATACTGTAACCCATATTCAATACCTTGTATTTGATGTGAGAATGGTTGTATTTTAAATTTATAGTCTTTAGGTATATAAGTATATTGTTTTTGTGTTAAACCGTCTAGGATTTTATCCTCATCAATAATTTTATAGTCATAATTGTCTTGTAAATCATCTTCTAATAAATGTAGATTCTTAATTGGTATTTCCCAAATCTTTTTTTCTGGGTTATAATATCTAACAATTTGACTTTTGACTATATCAACTAGGTCCTCATCATAATCAAACATTACATAAGCACTATAATTTCCATTACATCTATTTGATTTAGCTATTTTAATTGTTATCACTCTATAATATCCTCCTTATAAGCTACTTCTAATATTTTATCCCATTCTACTTCAGATATAATTCCCCTGTCATGTTTTTCCTCTAAATTATAAAAACATTGTTTTAAATATCTATCGTTGTGTTCTGGATAGTCATTATTCTGAATATAATAAATATAAGTATTATTTCTTTTACAAAATTCATATATTTCTTCTAAATATTTATCTTTGTATTTAATGTTTCTTTTCTTTAACTCATTTACTAAACTTGTTACATAAGTACTGAACCTATCCTTATCATAATTCATTACATAACCAACCAATCTATGTTTTAATGTTCCTTTTTCCCATTGTCTTTTTATTGCTATACATTCTCTCCATTGAGCTACCAGCATTTTATCTGGTAGCACTGGTATTAATTTATAATGCCATAATCTCATAATTAATTTTCCTCCTTAAAATATTGTTACACATTTTATCTCATAAATTATTTCACTATCTAAATCTTTAAATATATAATCATTTATTGTTTTAATATGTTCTGTATACTTATTTTTATTTAATATAGCTGATTTACATTTATCAAAACTTAAATATCCTTCATTAAAATTTACTTCTCCATTTGGAAATGTTACTTTTATTACCCATACACAATCTTTCATAATATTTTACCTACCCTTCTATTTCTTTTATTAATAATTCTACTTCATTTAATTTATTTTGAATTTCCTCAAATTCTTCCTCTGATTCACATTTTGCATTTAATAATCTTGTTTTTTGTGCTTTTAAAATTCTTAATTCTTCTTTCATATTTATTACTCTCCCTCTATAATATTTTTTGTTTCTACTACTATCATAATTGCTATTATAATATATAGAAAAATCTGTAGTATTGTATATTTTTCTACTAGTGCTAATAAATAAAATGGCGCTAACATTATAGTCATTACAAATATAAATCTAATTATGAATCTTACTGATTCTTTAATTAATTTTCTAACTAATTTTTTCATTTGTTTATTCTCCTTTACTATTTAATTCAAATGCTTCAACCCATTTTTCTGCTAATTTCTTTGTATTAAAGCTCATTATGCCTTTTGGAAATTGAACTTTCCAAATTGTTTTACTTCCCTCTTTTACTTTCCAAACTTCACCTAAATTTCTTTTCATAACCTTTACCTACCTTTTCAAAATTTTATTTATTATCTCTTACAAATTTATTATAATATAGTATAATAAAAATGTCAAGTCTTTTTTCAAAAATTTTTATAAAAAATTAAAAAATGTAATTAAAATGTATGAAATACATAGATTTCGCTACAAATTAATTACATTTTCTTTAAATATATACGATATATTTTCTATATCTGTATAGTTTTTCAGCTCCATCAATTTTTAAATCTTCATCAAAGTACCAATCTTTTGCTCCATTGATATATCGCTGCATGCTATCTTCGGTATCTCCACTACCTAGAGAATTTTGCATATCTGTATATAGCATGTTAAAAATAACATAAGCATCTACTGGTCTAATATCTAAATTATTTGATGAAACTACATTATTGACTTGCTCATAAGTCCATTTTGCTTCTGGTTTCATGCTGGCTACCCATTCATCTGCCATTTTTCTATCTATCTTTTTTCCCTCTACAATTTCATATAATTCATCTTCTAAATCTTCATAATCATAATCATTGTATTCTTTGATTATATCAATAGCCTCTGCTGTAATTTCGCCGAGTTGTTTTATTTTTGCATTATCAGATGAGTTAATAATTTGATTGATTCTTTCTCTATGCACGATAATCACCTTCTTTTTCTTTCATCTTGTCATGCAATTTATCATCAACTAAATGAATAAGTCCAGCATCCCAATTACTATCATTAAATCTCATAATCCATCTATTAACTTTTTCTAGTTTATGAACAAAACATTCCATAACACATTCAAATACACAATTAGTAGTTCCTACTAAATCAAAATATTCTTGATTCAATTCGCCTAATTCTTGAATAGCATTCTCTAATAAAGTTCTCCATTTCTCTAAATGGTCTTTAAAGCTAACTGGTTTATAAGTTGGTATAGAAATATCAGTTTCGAAAGTTTTTCTAAATCTATCGAAATACTCGCAATTTAGCCATTGATGTTTACACATAAGTTCTTTAGCTAGCTGTCTATGAAGTCTTTTAAACCCATTGTAACCAATAGATTGACAAATTTTCATAGCATCATCATTAACCATTAGATGTGTGATTATAAGATTATCAGCTCTTTTATAGATTTCTTCAATCGTCATTTTTCTTCTCCTTTCTTCAAAAGGTCTAATAACTCTTGATTTTGAGCTATTATTTTTTCGTTTTGGGAAATAATCGTAGAAAGTAAATCTGTATCTTGATGCTCTAAATAATTCATTATTTGATTATTAGTAGCATCTTTCAATAACATTTCATAATTTGCTATTTGCAGGATATCACTTATTCTATCCATTATTTCCCAAAAATTATTTTCTTCCATTAAGCTAATCTCTCAATGCTGATATTAGCATTCTTTACACTTGGAATTTGAGTGGCTGTTGAAACTCCTGCAATAGAAATTGTAGGCACGCTTCTAACAGTTAATGTGACGCTTCCTCTAGTACATACTCTTAATTTCTTATTGAAAGACATATTCTCCCAATTATTAGCGGTAGCTATCGTTGTATCCACTTCCGTTCCATTAATTTGGACGCCATCCGCAAATAAAGCCAAACCAACTACTCCAGTTGTAGCTGATGTTATATTTGTGTTAAAATCTATCTCATATATTCCTCCAGCTAAAATAGTAAATTGAGCTGTACCTTCATTATGATTTAACCAACCGTTAAAGCAATTTGCTGATTGAGTTCTTAAATCAATATCTGCAAACTTAATTGCATCTGTGTTTGAAACTAATAATTCTGGTGCTTCTTGCACTGCTTGTATCATTCCGTTCATATTATTTACCTCCTAAACTCATTAAACTTGACATCTTTAGTATTCTTATTGAAGATAGAATCTCCATAAAAAATTTAATTTCTTCGATTTTTAAATCTTCTTTTTGTAAAATTTTTTCAATTTCTGTTTTTAACCTATCTTTAATTTTGTCTTCATAGTCTTCGAAATCCATATTTTTCTCCTTTCAAAATTAAAAGGAATAGAACTATGCCTATTCCTTTATAAATATTAGCAAGTTCTCTTTTCGAGGTTGTCTTATCGACTTTTTGCTATTAAACTACTGTGTTTCCATACCAGTTACTTCCATAGAATCCATTGTATATAGATTGATAAGGACTAGATACAATGTAACTTGGAACTGGGTATGGTCTAACTTGACTTATAATACTAGCGCCAATTCCGTTTGCAGTAATTGTATTTTTCAAATCATTTACTTCTGAACGTAGATTGTCAATAGTATTTTGATTCATTGCATCAAGGATTTTTTGAGTGTTCTCAATTCCTTGAGCTTTTAGAGTGCAGCAACATTCATCCATTTTACTTTGATTTTGTAGCGCTGTAGTTAATAAGTTAGTATTCAACTCATTTGTTTGAGTTAAAATATCTCTTTGAGTTTGACACGCACTTAATTGTCCAGCGTAACGATTTTCAAGAACGGATGTTTGTAATCCCATATCACCTGTTAAAACAGTAGCTTTTAAATCACAAAGATTATCATTTGTTCTACCAAATCCAGCTGCTATTAAGTTATTAGTATTTTGGAATCCATTGTTCAAGTTTGTATTAACATCAGCAATATCTCTTTGTGTGAACTCACTAGCTACATATTCTTGAGTAGCATAATTTCTATTGTTTCCTCCAAAGAAATTACCATTACCAAAAATTAAAGCAAACATAAGTAATCCCCAAATACCATCTCCACCAAAAGCACTATTATTACCTATTGGAAATGTTGGCACTATTCCTGAGTTTCCTTCCATAGCAAAATCTCCTTTCTTCTAGAATATTTATATCTAATAGTAGATACCTATATTTGATTCAAGATATCATCAGTTATTCCAAATTGTTTAGCGCCTTGTCTGAATCGTTGCATAGTAGCTTCATCGAAATTTCCTACTATTTGTTTAATAATATCTTTAGGATTTGCGTTTTGTTGTCTTGCCATCTTGTATATCTGATAACCTTGAGGATTCATTTGTTGTAGTTTCATTTCCCATTGTCCTATCATATTTTGAGCTTGATTGTTCATATAATTGCTCATCATTTGAGTTGCTATATTCCCTAGTTGCATTTACATTACCTCCTTTTAATTGTTTAATTTCTTTTTGTAGATTTTCAATTAAAATGTCCTTTTCGTCTTTTGGTATAATTTCGTTAACTATAAAAGTTCTAATATCTCCTTTTGGATTTTTAATCCATAAAGCTGATAAATCTTTGCTAATAAAGTAAGTATCAGCTAAAACTATTTCTTTTTGAACATCCTCGATAGAATTTACACTTTGTAAGTTACCGCTATTAGTAGGTGCTAATTGAAAATTCTGTGTTAAATTAGTAGGTTGTTGGGGCATTTGAGGAATAGGTTGTTGCTGTAATTGCATTATTTGATTGTTTATACTGTCTGCCATATTCTTTAAATCTGCAATTTGTTTTTCTTTGTTCATATAAGGATTGTAATTCATATAAGGATTAAAATAATTCATTTTATACCTCCATTTGCTTTTTAACTTCTTCTATAAATTCATCATAATTTATTCCATAATTGTCAGCTACACTTTGGCCACACTTGATATTATTTTCAAGCATCTTTTTGAATCTTGATTTTTGTGTGTCACCCATTCCATCTATAAATGCTTTTGCATATTCTGCTACTGTATAAACGCCTCTTGGCATTATTTTTGCTGCTGGTTCAATTTCCACTTCCGGAATTTCTATATTTATTAATCTATTTATCATTTTTACCATACCTTCCATAAGCTAGAGAAACAATAACACCACAAGCTTCTGCTAAATCTTTTGAAAAATAACCTCTTTGTTTAGCTTTAGCACTTTCATTGTGAGCTAGCTCAATTAGATTTTCTAAAATTTCATCAACTTTTTTGATTTTTTCTTCCATAGTTTCATCTCCTTTTATACTATTATTTTATTGATTTAAAGATTTTGAAATCTTATGTATTACTTATAGAAAACTTATCAAAAACTTATTTTAAGACAAAAAAAGAAGCGATTATAATTAATCGCTTCCGAAGGTAAAAATTTATGAACTGCCAAGCTAACGAATTAGTTTGGCAATCTTTTTGCGTATTTTTCTTAAATCCGCTTCTATCTTACCTTTACTATATCCAGTTGTATATGCAATGAAATCAATTTCTTTCTTTTCAATATATCTCATAACTAATACTTTCCTTAAATGCTCATCTAACATTATAATTTCTAATAAATTTGTTAATTCTGGTTTAGTTATATCTTCAAAATATCTATTGACTTTCTTTGAAATCTCACTCATTTTACCCTCTATACATAACTGTATTTTTTCTTTTTATAAATTAGTTTTGAATACGTATATTTAGTAGTTTGAATACTATTTTGGCTTGTAGCTT